AACAATCTGTGTCGTCCCATATAACCCGACTGCTGAGAATATCGCAAAGCATTTAGTCGAGGTAGTAGCTCCGCAGGTATTGAGCACGCGAACGAGATTGATTCGGTGCAGGGTGGAAGAGACGCGAAAGTGCTCCGCGACATACGAGATTGCATGACGCTGAAAGTGAATGAGATATTCTACTCGTTGCAAGGCGAAGGAGCGCGCGCCGGCAAGCCGTCGATTTTCATTCGGCTATCGGATTGCAATCTTCGCTGTACCTTCTGTGATACCGAGTTCGTTTCTGGGCGTGAAATGACTACGCGAGAAATCCTGCAATACATAAAAGCATTTCCGTGCAATGAAATCGTGTGGACGGGAGGAGAGCCGACATTGCAGCTAACGAACGAAGTCCTGGACGAGTTTCCCGGGTACTATCACTGCATCGAAACCAACGGCACAAATCCGATTCCCGAAAAAATACACTACATCGCGTTGTCGCCGAAGGTCGCCGAGCACGTTATCAGAAAAAACGTCCCTTCGTGCGATGAAGTTCGATACGTTAGAGGGCCGGGAATGGCAATACCAGAGCCAGCGACTGAAGCGAAGCGCAAATACATAAGCCCGATGGCAGACGGCGACAAAATAAGCATGGAAGCGCTCAGGCATTGTATCAGGCTTTGCCTTGAGAATCCAGAATGGTCGCTATCGGTTCAGCAGCATAAATTATGGGGTATCCGATGAGCGCGACCGCTGAATCGCTATATGCGCGCTTCCTGGAGGCGCTCGGGCATGATTTAGGCAAAGAGGGGCTAAGTGAGACGCCAAGAAGACATGCTGCGTTTCTGGCTGAGGTTACAACCAAGCCGGAATTCAAATTCACGACCTTTTCAGCAGAAGGTTACGACCAGATGATTGTGCAGACAGGAATCCCGTTCTACTCCCTTTGCGAGCATCATGTAGTGCCATTTTTTGGCGAGGCGATAGTCGCCTACATTCCGGCGCAGAGGATTGTCGGCTTATCTAAACTGGCAAGAACAGTGGAATTTGCCGCCAGAGGACTCCAAAATCAAGAGCGCATAACAGAGACGATTGCAGACATACTCGAAGAGAACCTTGCCCCCTTAGGCGTCGCGGTATCAATCAAGGCGCGGCACTTATGCATGGAAATGCGCGGGGTGAAGAAGCCAGGCGCAGAAACAAGAACGACAAGTCTGCGCGGCCAGTTCAAAGACGATGCGGTTTGCAGAAACGAGTTTATGAGCTACTTGCGGTAACAATGAATAATGCAGCGGCAGAACAATGGCAGGAAAAGGTCGGATTGAGAATCTAAAACCCTGGCGTAAAGGCCAGAGCGGAAACCCAAAGGGCAGGCCAAAGAAACTGGTCAGCTCACTACTAAGTGAGCTGCAAAAGGAAGGTTATGCCGGCACGACCAAGGCAGAGATAGAGGCAACTTGTCTGATACTGATAAACCTACCTGTCGATAGACTCGCTGCGATAGTGAAGGACGAGAAAGCGCCTCTGCTATTTCGAGCAACCGCAAAAAAACTGTTATCGACCGATGGTTACAAAGCTGTTTTAGAGCTTATCGAGCGCGCTATCGGTAAGGCGCATCAATCTATTGCGGCAAACGTAAGCGTTATGAATCTGGACGCTGCTGACGAAGCGGTGCGCGAAGCTATCAAGGAGTACAACCTTATAGGAAATGGCTGAGAAGACCTACAAGACCGCGCTGCGGGACTGGATTGCTCATCCGCACAAGCTCGGCCACTTGCTTGGCTTCAAAAAACTAACCCCGTACCACGACCGGTGGGTTACCGAGTTTATCCGCGCTGGAGCAGGCGAGACGCGCGCCTTGCTTGCGCACCGTGGAGCATACAAGACGACTTGTGGTCTCGTTGCGCTGACCTTGCTGGTGATGATTCGCAGAAATATACGCATTTCAGTTACGCGCAAAAGCCAGGCGATGGCGAGTAAGATATTGATTGCAATGGACAAAATCTTTCGCTCAGAGATTGTTCGGGCATGGGTGTTTGCTGCATACGGTACGATGAAGCTCGAAACAGACCACTGGTCAACCAGCGCTTTGAGAATCAGCATAAACAATCGAATCAATCCTGAGCCAACCTTAAGCGCCAAGGGTATAGGCACTTCGCAAACAGGAGACCACTATGACTACATCTGGAGCGATGACATTGTCACGCCCGAAGACCGGTATTCTAAAGCAATCAGAGAACAGACCAAAGCCTACGTGTACGAGACCGAAAATATGGTCGAGCCGGACGGCGTGCGAATTTTCACTGGAACGGTTTGGCATCCTGAAGATGCGTGGACTGTGATAATGCCGATGGTCACGAAAGAGCCGATTATTCAGCCCATTGGCACAGTGCCGATACCAGAAATCACGCCAGAGTGGATTGAGAGAAAAAAGCAATCCATGCCGCTAAGTCTCTGGGCCGCAAACTATGAACTGAAGCACGTGAAGGACGTGGACAAAGAATTTGGCGAGCCGATACCAGGTGAGCCACCGCCGGGGCTAACCAAGTACTGGTACATCGACCCGGCATTTGGCGGCGAGGATTCGACAGCGATTTGGGAAGGCTGCACAGACGGAGAACTTGTCTATCTGACATGGGCGAAAATGTATAGGCGCTCAATCGCCGAAAAGTACGATGAGATAGAGCAGCTATTTTGGGCGCGGGACGTGGCAAAAGTCTATTTCGAGAACGTTGGCGCGCAAAAGCTCGTCGGTGTAGAGTTAGAGCGGCGGAGAATCCCATGCGAGGGCGTGCCAGCGAACACAAACAAGTTTGCGCGAATCACCGCCGCCCTTAAGCCAGTCTGGCAGCGGCTTCGGTTTCACCCGGATGTCCTGAAGCAGAATATGGCGCCAACCGAGCCTGGAGAGGACGCTCCACCGAATCCGCTTATTGAGCTTTTGGAATACAATATCGACGCACAGCACGACGATAGCCCTGACGCGTGTGCAGGGTTGGTCTCTCAATTGCAGGCACGAGGAGAAATTGATTGGGAAGACATACTGGAGATACAGCGGCAAATCAGTTGACGGCCCGGATGGAATCAGGAGAGAGCAACCTATGACTGAGCACGGGCGCGTGATGGTATCAGTAGAGACTTCCAACGCTGTGAACGCAGCGGTGGAAAGAATACGCGAAATCAGCAGGCAGAATGCGCTGTTATCAGAGACGCTCGGCATAAACATTCAAGGTCAAGACCCGACCCGCGAAATCGGAGTGACTGACGCGCCGATATTCGGTGCAGAGGCACGTGCAATCTATCGTGGTTTGGACGTTGCGCAAAGAGTCATAGACGCACCTGCACAGGACGCGCTACGCCAAGGCTTCGTCATCAAAACGAATTATGACGATAAGGGTATCGAGCTGGACAAACTGCTGATGGAGCGCCTGGAGTCGCTCGACTACAAACGCAGGTTTTTGCAGTGGCTCATTTACACAAGGCTGTACTCGCGCGGTGCGCTGATGTACCCGGTTATCAAAGAGCGCGGAATGCTGCCCAACCGGGGGCATCTGCGCTATCCGCTCTACCTGGAAAACATCGAGAGAGTAGTGCGCCTGAACGTTATTCGTGAAGATTTGTTCAGCTACATGGTGCAGTCCTATGACCCATTGGCTGCGGACTTTGAAGATTTCAAAAACGTTTGGATAATGGGAAATGAGGTGCACCCGTCGCGCTTCCATCTACTGGTGCAGAACCTTGACCCAGTGCGGCAGCGCGGCGTGTCAACACTGGAGCGTGTGCGCACCGCACTGATGGGCATCAATATCGCTGAGTGGACTATTACGCAGTTACTGCTGCGCTATCGTGCATTGCTTATCAAGTACCCCGCAGACCAGCTTGACCGCGTGAAAATGGGCGAACGCAACGGCCTGAAAAAGCGAATCGCTGAACTTGTCGATACAATCAAGATGCAGTTTACAGCGAAGTCCGTGGTAGGGATGCCATCGACCTATGAATTTCAATACCTGCAAACGTCGTTTGAAGGATTGAAGGACGCAACGGATTTTCTTTACGCGTTTCTGTCCACCGTAACGCGCGTGCCGCAAAACATTCTTCGCGGTTCGGCGTATGGTGAGTTGGCAAGCTCAGAAAAAGACCAGCGCGACTACTATGAGCTGGTCAAAAGCGAAGAGCAGAACTCAAAGCTTGAGCCAGCGCTGCAATGGCTGTTCCCGTTCCTCATTTACGAACGCACCGGACAAATCTATCAGCGATGCAAAGCCTACGGAATCGACTTGGCGGACGTGAACCCGCAAGTGATTTTCAAGCCGCTGCAATCGGTGAACCCGATGGCCGACGCGCAAATCTTCCAAACCAAGATTGCGGCCTACACGATGGCAGCTCAATCTAACCTGTTCCCGCAAGAGGCGCTCAAG